CTGGAGCACCACCGCAACAAAGAGATGATACAAGAACCGTTGAAGAAAAACGCAGAGATGTAGGAAGACTTCGGGTAGAAGTTTTAGGCGAAGTAAGGAGTATTACCGACGGCAAGAACGCCCAGATAATTGTAAGCGATTTAAAACCCGATGAACTATTTTTTGTAATGAATAACATACCAGTTATTTTGCCCGACATCCGCAGTAAGTTTAAGCAAGGAGTTCCAGCACTCGCATTTTTAACATATGTTAGAGCATTAATGAAACAATCAAGTGAATCAAGTGGTATTGCTTACGGACTACAAAGTGGTGGAGCAAGAAATTATGTAATGTCAAACGCAGTCATATCCCAAAAATTAGCGTCCAAGTCATCACTCGACCAACTGGAGGCGTCAATCAATCAACTCCCAGCGAGTGATTTAACCAGAAATATCAAAGATTTAATAGAGCAAATGAAGAACCAAATACCCGACAGTCAAGCACTTTTAGCATTAGGAACTCTTCCTGAAGGGCAGTTGAGTCAATTATCTCGTTTATTAAGTGATGTTGTTGAAAATGTCCCAAGTAAAGAACAAATATCTCTTTTGATTGCCCGTTTGGATTCTGGTGAAGGAGATAGAGCAACCTTGAACCGTATTGAAGAACTATTTACGCTTACCAAGCAAGATATGGAGGATGCCGAGGACTTGAGAGCATTTATTGAAGAAACATCGTATAACCCTACAACGAGCGGAGCGGAACAAACCGAAGGTGAGGCGGAAGTCGCAGCAGCGACATTTGACCCCGTATTAGGTATAAGTGATTTTGAAGCACTCACTTTAGGACAGAAAAGAGCGTTTTTAATCCAGAAAAAGTTAAGTGGTGAATTGATGACTACATACAGCAGAACTGCTTTGAGTAAATTAGGAAGCAGAACAAATACCGAACCATTAATGGAAACATTTACTGACTATCTCGCACAACAAAGCGGAACGGGTGCTGTTATGGCGATGCCCGTAGGTATGGAAGCACAAGAAGCAGTAAGAATTGAGGGCAGTGGTATGGTAAGAAAAAACAAACGCCCCGAGGTAAAACAACTGGTAGATTTTGAGAGAGGTATTCCCGCACAAAAACCATTTATTGTTTTAGGTTCTAAACTCATTAACCGAAAGAGATTGAATGATGGTGTTTTACAAATCCGCCACCCTTCTTTGAATCATATAATGGGTATGCCTTCCAAGAAAATAAGCAGAGAATTAACTGGTGTTTTCAAGACAATATTAGGCGGTGGAGTTCCCGACTTTAATAGTTTAACAAAATTGAGTTCCGACGAACAGAGAACTTTGAGAAGTGTAGCAGAAAGAACACAAATAGACGACCGTTTATCATTACCTACTCCCGATAAAGATAATGAAGATAGAGAGATAAACCGTTTTTTGATTCTAAAAGGACAAATAGAAAGTGGAAATAACAACCCTTCTCTCATAAAGGAGTTTAAGGTTCTACTTATGAAAATGATGAAGGAAAAGAAAATACCCAAACGGGAGGCGATGGAAGTATTGGAGTTCATCATATCCCTTGGATTTTAAGAAAACAAATAATATCTTATGTAATAGTATAAGATGTTTAGACGACCCAGTGATGTAAGAATGCGAGACCCCAAGGGGTTTTATGAAACACAGACGGTAAGTAATCCTGAAATAACAAGGGGGAGCGGACAAACCGCCTATTATTTAGGGATAGTAGAAAAAGATAAAAAAGAAAAACAAAATAAATAAAATCTCTACCAATTATATATATAGAATGACTGAAAGTTCAATTAAGAAGCAAGGTGGCGGTTCTCACACAATTACATTAAACAAAAACAATATTGTAAGTGATGGTAAGAATAGCACTCTCATCTACAAGTTTCCAAAGTCGGTCGCTTTTAAAAACGAACAAATCGCACTCGCACAAATCCAACTATATTATTCTTGGGAGAACATCAACGCAATACCTCTTAATAACAGTTCATTTTCGTATCTGTTCCCAAATAATGACAACCCAGCAACATATACATCATACCCAGTAGTAATACCCAACGGTATTTATGAGATTGATGATATTAATTTTTTCTTACAGAGCAAAATGATTACCAACGGACACTATTTAGTAAATACAACGGGACAAAATGTATTTTTCCTCGACTTGAAAGTATCACCTACAACCTATAGTGTAATTGTTAATTACTTTGCTGTTCCTATAGCACTACCCGCTGGATTTACTGCTGGAACTGGTATAACATTCGGCACAAGAACAACAACGAATACCCCCAAGATTGTAATATCGGCAACCAATAACTTTAATAACATCATAGGATTCCAAGCGGGAACATTCCCAGCAACCGATGCTCTTATTACTGGTTCTCAAGGTTCAAATGAGTTTGTCCCCAGAGGTGTCCCCCAAGTCCAACCCAACCCAAATGTAAATATTTTAGTAAGTAATGTAAGCAACCCTTATGCCGACCCCCAGACTTTGATTTATTCCGTAGTCCCAAATGTAGCAATTGGTGAGTATGTCAGTTTCTCTCCAAACGAGTATTTGTTTAATAATTTAGGAGATGGTTTTTATAATGAATTACGAGTGACCCTTGCCGATAATAATTTCAATCCCCTTAACATTCTCGACCCAGAAATTACAATAGTTTTTCAACTTCGCCGTATAGAAGATTAGAGAATAAAACTGTTAATATTAATTTTCTTACCATATAATATAGTAAAGTATGATAAGAAATAACATAACCGATCAACATCTAACACAGTTGTTTAACGATTTAATGCGAGACCACTCCGATGTTCTTACACAAATGACTCGCTTTGAGGCGGGGACTAAAATAGAAAAAATACACAGTCGTTTAGCACAAAAAATCAACATAATGATGACTACGATACAACAGATTAAGACTTTAAGAAAACAATTAGAAGACCTTTAAGAAAAAATATAGTGGTATGTATATACAAATGCCTATTTCTTATAAACCAAATACGATAAAGGGAAAAGGATTAACGGGTGGAGGCACTCCACTTTTGCTACAGAAAGGTTTAGGACAAACCTATTTATCCAGTGATGACTACGAGGGACACCTTGACCGAAAGGCGGAGAGTTCTTTACCAACAGTCGCTGGATTAGGACGCAAATTACAAAGTCTTTCTATGATGAGCGGAGAAGGAGTAAAACGAAAACCCAAGAATATCCAATTTAAACTTTAAAACAATTTAGGAATATATGCGATTTTTATATCCCACATATTCTCCCTATCCAATACATTTAAGGAAAACATAAATGATTAAATGGGTTCAGTTCATTTTTTTTTGTAGTGGTATATTATAAAAGATGTCTGCCGACCAACTACTCTTTGATATGGCGAGTGCCCCTACGGACTCCGCCAACGTTTTCGTAAAGAAAGATTACTTTTCAGTTCTTGACGACCAGAACGGTCGCTACCAAGGTAATCAATCAATTCTACAACTTTCCAGTTTAGCAAACTCCAACAGATATATGGACTATAAAAACTCATATATTACCGTTCCTATGTTGCTTACCCTTTCCTCTGATGCTGTCAATACCACATTTTTACCCGCCACCGATGCTTCCGCCCCTTTTACTATGGGTCTTAAGGCGTGGTTCGGGCACGTAATTCACTCGGTTCAAGTTGATTATAATAACTCAACTGCCCAGCAACTAACCTCTTTCCAGTCTTTGATTAATGTTTTCAAACTCCACACCACTATGAGTAAAGACCAGATTGCTGTTTTAGGCAGTTCTATTGGTTATTACCCCGATTCCTCCACAACTTGGGGTTATTCCACCGCTTCTGGTCTTCAAAACAACAACAACGCCCTTTTAGCAAACACCGCCAACGGCAATAACCAAGCAACTGGTAATAAAGGTTTATTCAAACGCCAACAATCTATTGCCTATGACCCCACCGCTATTACAAGAGTTGATAATGGTGCGGGTTCTGCTTTTAGCGTTCTACAAAGCGTAGCGAACACCCAAGCACTTTATAGAAACTATGTTATTTCCGCCCAAGATTCTACTGCTGGTTTAAGAGGTGTTCTACAGACCGCCGTAATAGGTAAGATTTTCTCTCGCCACATTAGTGATTTCCTCGCCAAAATCCCTCTCGTTAAGGGTTCGTTCATCAAACTAACCCTGAATCTTAACCAACCTGTTGTTAGTTTTTCCACCGATGCTAATAATGTTATTTCTCAGACCGCTGTTAATTCTCCTCTTGGAGGCGTCAATCCTATTATGATGTCCGCCCCCGCCGACGGAACTTCCTCTGTTGTAGCATCTCTTGCCTATACCGCTTCTTTGGCGGTAGGAGCAACCGCACCCACTTCGGCAAATCACCCAACCAGCATAATCACATCTCCTCTTGCTAATAGCGTTGAGTTTCACTGCCCTGCCCTTCAGTTTGCCCCCGTTTTCGAGACTGCCTATCTTTCCGCCCCTGTTAAGCGTTTCTCCTACTCAGACTTTTATAACTACAACATCATCAACCGCACTGGTAGAATCACAGAGTTGATTACAAACGGTGTAGCAAACCAAGAGAAGTTTGTTGTTGTTCCCTTTTTGTCTGGTGCTTCTAACGGAACTGAAGCAATCCCTCCTATCCAGTCTTGTCTTACGACTGATGGAGCGACCACATCACCAGTTCAGTTGAATGACCTAAATATTCTTTTGAGCGGAGCGACCGTCTTACAGCAAAATTATCGTTATTCTTACGAGATGTTCTTGGAACAAATGCTTGGATGCGGTGGCGTAAATGGTGGTATGATTGACGAGGTCAGTTCTGGAATCATCGACGAAGTAGCATTCAATAACAACTACGCTTATTCCGTTGTTGATACATCAAGAATGCTCGACGTTGAGAAATCTGTTCCTAAATCTCTACAATTGAACTGTAATATCCAGTCATCGGCACTTGCTGTTGATTTATACACCTTTATCCTTTATAAAAATGATTTCGCTGTGGATTGCTTGACTGGAGCGAGAGTGGAATAAGAATGGAATAAATGAAACCTTAACATTAATAAAAAAATACAAAACATAAAACAAAAACAAAAAATCAAGAGAACAAAACCCATACCTTTAGTAAAAAGTCAATTAAATGACAGTTAATTTTTTATTACAATCTTATATTTTTATCTAATGATAAATATATAATGCCTCCGAAGAAGAAGAATATTGTTCTCGGTAAGATTTCCGCACCAAAAAGCGAAAAAGCACCCGCTGTTAAGAAAGCGAAAGTAGTTTTAAAAAAGTTGAGTGATGAGATGAAATCACAGTTAAAAGAACATTCTGGTAAGTTTGACAAGAAACATATTGCCTCGATGAGAATGAATATTATGAGAGGCGACACATTTGATGAAGCACATAATAAAGCAGAAATGAAAGGTAAGGGAATGACTGGAGGTGGAAAGCGTTTGTTAGACCAGCAATTTTCAGTTAGGGAAGCGTCAAAGTTTTTAGGCAAGGAATTGCCCGACGCAGTTCAAGGAAAAGGGTGTGATATTATGAGTGTTGATGAAACCGCAAAGGTTGAAGGTAAGGGTCTTTTGGAAGATTTAGTAAAATTAACCAAACCAGTAAAAAAGTTGATGGAGAAGTTGGAACTCCCAGACCAAGAAAAAATCATAAAAAAGTTGATGGACGAAGGTAAAAAAATATCAGTTGCCTCCGTTAAGAAAGTTGGAAAGGAGATTGTAGGCGGTGGATTTTTTGATAGTATTAGACGAGGTGTATCAAGAGCAGTCAATAAGGTCGCTAAAGTAGTACCAAAGGTCGCTAAAAAGGTCGCTAAAGTTTCCAAGAAAGCACTAACAAGCGACAGAGCAATTGATATTTATAAATCTGCTATTCCCGCTACGACGGGAACACTTGGTGCGGTCGTAGGTGGTCCAGCGGGAGCAGTTGTTGGAACTGTAGCGGGAGACCAACTCGCAAAAGAAACTTTGGGTAAAGGTATGATGGAAAGCGTAAAGAAAACATTTAAGGATGCGTCTGACAAGATCGGACTCCAACCCGTTAATATCAAAAGTCTTTCAAGAACAGTAGTCGGTAAATTGAAGAAAGGTAAAGGTATTCGTATTTCCCAAGGTGGAGATATGAGTATATTTGTTAAACCCGAAATGGAAAAGAAAATACGCAAAGCATTTATGAAAGGAAAGGGAATTACAATTTCTATGTCGCCTAATGAACTTGGTGAGAATAAAATGAAGGGTTCGGGTATTTTTGGTAAATCATTTGACCGTCTTTTAGACAAGGCGGGAATTAAAGATGCTGTCTATAAGGCGGGAGACATCGCCAAACCATTTATACAAGATGCCATTTTACAAGCGGGGACTGCTATTCCTCTGGCATTAGGACAACCCGAACTAATCCCTGCGGGACAAATAGGTGCGACTGCTCTTAATTATTATTTAGATGAACCAACCAAAGTCCAAAGGAGTGTATCAAGAGTTGGCGATATGTTGTCGGGTAAAAAGTCAGTTAAAAAGGCAGTGGTGGAACAAGTGAAAGAAGAGATGCCTATGTTGAAAGACGCTGGTATAAACCGCCCATCGGCACAAGAAAAAGACCAAATCGAGGGATTGCTACAGCGTTATGGTTCATCTCAACTGGAGGAACAAATTGTTTCGGCAAGAAAGAAACTCGGTATGGAAAGAGCAAACGGAAACACAAGAGGACAAGGTCTTTATGCTGGTCGAGGATTAGGTGCTGGTTTATACGCCTCCTCCAAAATTAGAGGAAGAGGACACTGTTGCCCTTCAAGCACTGGATACAGAAATGATGAAATGAAAGGAGAAGGTTTAGGTGCTGGTTTAAGAGTTGGACGAGGAGAAGGTTTAAGAGTTGGTGGAAGGGGTGTTTTTACAAATGCTATGATACAAACAAATAACCCCGCTGTTGCTTCCTCTTATAAAAACGCCAGACAACAACTGCCAGTTTTTGTAGGACAGAAAGCGATGTAAAATAATGTAATTATATATACACAAATAAAATGTTTATATATAATATAAGATGTCCGCAACTCCGTTATTGAATGATGTAGCAAGAAAGCATATGTATGGCGGACGCTTGACAAGCGGACTGCGAATGAGAACACTTGATAGACCCGTCTTAAGTAGAAACGCAAAGCAAGACATAACACCACAAACACCCTCTGGATTGGAAGGTCGTTATATGAATGCCGTTCATCATAAAACGATTAGAGGAAATGGTCTGTTCGAGGATATAGGGAATGTTTTTAAAAAAGGTGTAGATGCCGTAAAAGATGTTGGTGAGAAGGCGGTTGATGCTGTAAAAGATGTCGGTGAAAAAGCGATAGAGACTGCTGTTGATACTGTTGGCGAAGTATTTGAACCCGTAGGTAAGTTTATAGGAACTCGTAAAGGACTGACTGCTATTTCGCAAAAGACATTAAAGGACTTTGGTGATGAGACTATAACCAAAATGTATTTAGCAAGAACCCCTGTTGGTGAGGTATTAAAAACTGCTTTAAATGTTGTCAGTCTGGGAAAGTTTAAAAAAGAACTCGCAAAAAAACCATATGACGAACTTTTCCATTTAAGTATTATTGTTGAGACTGATAAAGGTAGGGTTCGAGTTGAAAAGAATGATACTATAAATATAACACCGAAACCGAAGACCGCTAAGAATGAAGATAGAATAAACCTCCCAGTTCCAGAAGGATTAACACTCGGTGTAATGATACAGCGAACAAAAGAGCGTATGGGTAAAGATTTCTTACCTTACGACCCAATGAAAAATAACTGTCAGTCGTTTATCGTTGCTATATTAAAAGCAAACAATATGGATACAACTGAGAATATAAAGTTTGTAAAACAAGACGCAGATGATTTATTTAATCCCTTACTACGCAAGGTGGGACGAACCTTAACAGATATAGGAGCAACTAAAAGTGAGACCCTCGGTTAATAAGTAATAAAATTGATTTAAACAAATGGTCCTATATAATACTATAAGATGCCGAGAATTGCTATTGATTATACGAAGACGATTATTTATAAAATTGTCTGTAAAGACATTTCTATAACAGACATATATGTAGGTCATACAACCAATTTTACAAACCGAAAAAACGGTCATAAATCAAACAGTATTAATCTAACAAATATTAGATTGTATGAGATGATAAATGCTAATGGTGGCTGGGAAAACTGGGAAATGATACCTATTGAAACGTATAGTTGTAATAACCGTATTGAAGCATTGATTCGAGAGCGTTATCACATTGATATTTTGTATCCTACGTTAAATATGGTTAGGTCTATTCTGTTAGAGGGAGAGTCAAAAGAACTCAATAAAGCATATCGACAAGATAATAAAGAAAAATTAAAAGAACAAAAGAAAGAATATTATGAAAATAATAAAGTTGAGTTTAGCGAGAAAGCAAAAGAACTATATATAAATAACAAAGAAGATATATTAGAAAAACATAAAGAATATTATGACCTAAACCGTGATGAGTTAGTAAGAAAGAAAAAGATATATAATGAAAAAAACAAAGAAGGAGCAAAAATAAAACAAAAAATATATTATGAGACAGTTAAAGAAAAACACAAAGAAAAAGTAAAGTGTATTTGTTGCGATATATTTATTAGGAAAAAGAATATTATAGTTCATAATAAAACCAATAAGCATTTAAAAAATGATATTCAGCCAGACATCTCAAATAAATCATTGATTATTCTTTGATTAAATAGCATTCTCTCTACTTTACTATTTATAATTATATATCTTACCAAATAATAAAACAAGTAACATTGAAAACATTAATCAACTCTAATATAGAAATAAATAAATAGTAACAGAGAGATTTAAATAAAAGAATAATAAAAGAAAATATAGATTATGAAGAAAAGATTTCTTTTTAATTTAATTAAATAGCAATCTCTCAAACTATTATATAAAATCCTTTAACTATCAATTATATAATGTAATCAATCTATATAATTAATCAATAATTAATAATATAACTAAAAAAAGAACAAATAACCATATAATTAACCAAAAACTAAGAAGATAATACATATAACCACTAATTAAAATATTTTAAGTAAGCATTATAGCAATTATCCTATTAGATTTTGGTTAATTTAAGAGAAAATAAAGGTATATAACAATTATCTTATTAGTTTTTGATTATAATATATATGTATATAGGAAACCTTTAGGAATTAATTAACATTAAGATTAATTAACATAAATATTATCTGTATATAATATATAATGAGTTCATCAATTAGAGAAGCATTAAAGACGGCAAGACCAACATTAAGCGACAGCAGTTTAAATACCTATACCAGTATTTTATCCACCCTTCATAAGGCGGTGTTTGGTTCTACAATCGACGTATCTAACTTTAAGAAGGTTGATGCTATTGTTGATTATGTAAAGGACATTCCACCTAACAAAATAAAGACCACCTTATCTGCTTTGGTTGTTCTAACCGACGACAAAAAGTTTAGGGATATTATGCTTGATAAAATCCAAGACTATACCAAGACAATTAACGGACAAGAGAAGACTGATAAACAGTCGGACGCTTGGATTACAAAGAGTGATATTGATAATAAGATGGTTGAGTTGAAACGCACTGCTACTTACCTTTACAAAAAGGATAAACTAAATATTGATGACCTACAAAAAATACAGCAGTATATAATTCTTTCTCTTTTAGGTGGTTCATACATTCCCCCCAGAAGATCGCTTGATTTTGTAAAGATGTTGAACCCTAAAAATAAAGATGTTAAACGAGAAACCGATAATTATATTCTCGGCAATACGATGTATTTTAACAAGTATAAAACAGCGAAGTTTTATGGAACGCAAACCTTACCTATCCCAAAAGAACTGAAAACCATTCTTAACAAGTGGGCGAAAGTAAATCCCACAAAAACTATGTTGTTTGATACAAATATGAACCCTTTAACAAATATTACTCTCAATCAACGCATCAATAAAATCTTTGGTAAGAAGGTCGGAGTAAATGGATTTCGCCATACATATCTTACTGATAAGTATGCGGAAACAAGCAAGGCACAAAAAGAACTCGCCGATGACTTGGAGGATATGGGTTCATCTTCGGCACAAGCAAAAACATACATTAAGTTGGACGATTAGATTTAGGCAATTGTTTAGGCGAATCTTAATTAATTTATTAGTTTGATATTATATTTTTTTCTCAAGGTATAATATAAAAGAAATGAGCGTCGTTATGGATATTGCTTTTAATGAAGTTGTTATTGGTGGAGAGAAAACCGCCGACTTGAAATACGGAGATGTAAATGAGGCGAAAGTCCATCCGATGATTGAGGAGTATTTCGGTTCTACCGTTATGAATACAAAAATGACAAAGGGTAAATACTGCGTATATGACTACGAAAGTTTAGACCTTACTACCCGCTATGAACTCAAAAGTCGTAGAGTGAAACATAACGCTTATCCCACAACAATTATTCAACAACATAAAATAACACAGGGTGCTGTTGGTGCGGAGAGATTGATTTTGTTATTCCTTTTTACAGATGGTCTATATCATATTGTATATGAACCTATGTTATTTTCCACCTTTGATAAATCTGCTTTCACTCGGTGGAGAGATGGTCGCCCAGAGAACCAGATTGTTTATAATATCCCCATTAAGTGTCTTACTAAAGTGGTTTTATAATTGATTATATTTTGATGCTGTAATAATCTAAAACGAGAATAAAAAAGGATTAAATACCTTTTTATTTTGATTAATATATGTTAAATGTTGAAATAATCTAATCTACCTATCTATTCGTCGCTGAGGTCTATAATCTGTAATACCTCGATGCTCGGGTCGCCACCATCTTCACAGCACCAGCATTCATCACAGCACCATACCTCTTGGCGTGTTCCATCATCACAGCATACTATTTTACGCCATACTCTGCTAAAAATGGGTGTTCCATCCCCGCAGTATTCGCAACGGTGGGGTGATACGGGTTGGTTATTTACGGATTGGGTCATAATTTTTAGCAATTATCTAATGTTTTTTTGTCCTAAATACTTTAGATAAGAATGAATCAATTTTTTTTATAATCGATTAAATAATACCTCCTTAAATCCATCATTATAGACAGCATTAAATCCATCATTATAATTGATTATATTTTTTATTATTAGTATGATAAAAAAAATTGATTTTAATTATTGATTACAATAACAAACAACACTTACAAAATGGAACAAAACGATAATACTTTCTCAACCCTTCTTCGCTTGAGTGATGTATATAAATCATTCCCCACTATTGACGGACATTTTTGGGTTGAGCGAGATGGGGAGATTATTGACCCACACTTTGATAAATATGATGTTGTAAAAAAAATACATTCCGCAGTTGGAACAAAAAATATTCATCTACCAGCAGATAATATGACACAAAAAATTATGATTGCTATATTTGATACAAAAATTACAAAGAATGGATACAAAAATAGAGATGATTTCACTAATGACCTTATCTCTGTAGGGTATAAAAGATATGGTCTGTGTTTTACAAATGCTCTAATGGAAATACAAGAAAATGGTGGAAATCTCATATTTGGTTCTTGGGGTTTTCCAACGAAATATAAGGGAGATTTCTACGAGTTTGGCGGTGCGGATTGGAAAGGTGTTAGTGCCTTTCTGCGTTTATAATAAAAATAAAAATAAAAAGGGTTCAATCCTTTTTTATTTTTTATGCGGGTGCGGATATAAATAGTGGAGGGTGGAGGCAGTGGAGGGAAAAAAGGGCATATGAGTCTATGTATAGGAACTGGAAATGGTTTTGTAAAATGAAACTGTATTTTTTTATTTCGTATAGAAATCCCATATCTGCCTCCACTGCCTCCACTGCCTCCACTACTTACTCTTTATTACTCTATTTATTAAGAAAAGTAGTAAAAAGAAGGTAAATAAGGGTAAAAACAAGGGAATAATGCGGATATATCCCCTTTTTATACCGTATGCGGGGTTGAAATAGTGGAGGCAGATTTTTACTCTCCCTCCACTTGCCTCCACTTTTATCATCTGCCTCCATATAATCGACGAGGTCTATTAAAGCAACACCATAAATATTTTTCTAAAAAAGTTCTTTTGCGTTGTTTCTGTTCTAATATCTCTTCTAAAACTGAAATAGTATTACCATCACTATCCATTTTTTTATGTATAGATATTAATTATTTCTTTTCTTTGTCGGTTATTTCTTTCATTTCTCTCTCTTTCTTTTTTTCATCATAGTCATCTGGATTGATTGTTTCCATAAAGTTCTTTATATATCTTTCATATTTATTTGGGGCATCCATATTGATAAGAATACTATTAAACTTTGTAGCGGTTATGTCGTCATACATTTTCATCATCGTTTCTCTTGTTAGGTCGGCAGAGGCATCTGCCATAATCATCTTAATATCTTTTGTTCCGTTGATTTTCAATAAAATAGTCCAATTAGCATTTTGTCTTATAAACTTGGGAAGGCGGTAATAGGACTGAACGAGGTAAAAGATACTCACATTTTTCTTACGACAAGTCATATAGTATTTTTCAACAGAGGTCTGGTCTTTGTTTAGCACTAAATCATCTATTATTACCAGATGATTCACACTCTTATCATAATCCTCTAATTTAGGGAGATTATGGAGTCCTTCTTTTATTACAATTTGGTCGCTTAAATGTTCTAAATACCGATAAAGTGGTTCATCTTTGTCTTTCACCACCAGTGTGATTGAAGCGAATGAACCTTTACCTTCGCAGAAACGCTCTATCAAATTACAAGTCCAATTACTTTTACCTCCTCCCGATGCTCCGACACAGACTGCTCGAACGGGCAGATTAAATAAATGGGTCTTACCGTAATTAGGGTTCTCTGTGTTGTCTAACAATTCTTTTGGTATTATTTCATAAAAGTTCTTGACTTCGTTATTCATTTTAGAAGACCTTGTATTTGTCATTTATATAGTAATGATATATTTTAAATCTACAGTATGATATAATACCCTAAAATAGAATCTTTCTTAACTTTTAGGGATAATAATTTAAAAATAAATATCTTGCTATATTATATAATGGAGTTTCTACCACCTATTACTCACCTCGACAGAAATAAGATACTTTCCCCGATCACATCTACCACTTCATATATTATTGATAGTTTCGTTGTTAATGTATGTTTGTATGAACTGGGGAAATCAGCAACCCTTCGTATCGATTGTTATTGCGAAAACCACCTTTTTAAAGTTAAAACCCATAAATTAGAGGGAGATGCCTTCGACGGATGGGGTAATGATGACGATTATATTACAGACTATGTTAATATTAATCTGTATGAGATTTTAGAAATACCCCGTCCGTCTATTGATATGGGTGTTGAGGAATCAAAGGATTAATAAATGTTTAGAGAATATCTTAACAATAAAAAATATATTGTTAATATATAATATGAGTATTGGAGTTGAATATCCACCGCCTATAATTACAAATGAAGCAGTAGCAGATGTTGAGTTTAATGCTCTTGATTATAAAGACGATACAGCAACTTTAACACAAATACAATCAGACGCCAGATATGTAAATATTAATGGCGACGAAACAGTAAATAATACTAAAACTTTCACAGGAACTTTAGCGTCTAATATCATTACAAATAGTGGGAGCATTACAAGCACTGGCAATATTACAGCAGGTAAGTTAGGGCAAACAGACGGCAGTGTTGCTATTGGTAGAGGAGCGGGACAGACAAATCAAGGAAATAATGCGACCGCAGTGGGTGATGGTGCTGGTGGTTCAAATCAGTCCGCATCATCAACAGCAATCGGTGCTGGTTCTTATTTTACAGGAGTTATTCCAACTATTCCAGCAGGTGCTATTTTGTTAAACGGGTCTGGAACATCGTTTCCTAATTACACAGATAATAATTATACTTCGCCAGGAACGGTTGATAGTCAAACTGGTGGGTTATATGTGAGAAATATAAGAGTTTTAAGTAGTTCATACCAACCTACAAGTGGTAATTTTTATCAGTTATATTGGAGTCAAGATAGTGGTGAGATATATGCTATTCCATAAATACCCCATTTAGAGATTTATAATGACAATAAAATATATTGTTATTATATAATATGAGTATTGGAGTTGAATATCCACCGCCTATAATTACAAATGAAGCAGTAGCAGATGTAGAGTTTAATACACTTGATTACAAAGAAGACACAGCGACTTTGACGCAAACACAAGCAGACGCCAGATATGTAAATATTAATGGCGATCAATCAGTAAATAATACAAAAACTTTCACAGGAACTTTAGCATCTAATGTTATTACAAATAGCGGAAGCATTACAAGCACTGGAGCGGTTGAAGGCAGTTCTATCACAGACGGAATAGCAAACCTTTCTTTAGGTGCTTTAACTGATATTACCACAATTACCGCATCTGGAGCAATTGGAGGAGGTGCTATTACGGGAACATCTTTATCAGCAGGAAGTGGAGCAATTTCAACAACTGGAACAATTGGAGGAGGTGCTATTACGGGGACTTCTTTATCAGCAGGAAGTGGAGCAATTTCAACAACTGGGGCAATTGGAGGAGGTGCTATTACGGGAACATCTTTATCAGCAGGTAGTGGAGCAATTGATGGAGGTGTTATTACTGGAACATCTTTATCAGCGGGAAGTGGAGCAATTTCAACAACTGGAGCAATTGGAGGAGGTGCTATTACGGGAACATCTTTATCAGCAGGTAGTGGAGCAATTGATGGAGGTGTTATTACTGGAACATCTTTATCAGCGGGAAGTGGAGCAATTTCAACAACTGGAGCAATTGGAGGAGGTGCTATTACGGGGACATCTTTATCAGCGGGTAGTGGAGCAATTGATGGAGGTGTTATTACTGGAACATCTTTATCAGCAGGAAGTGGAGCAATTTCAACAACTGGAACAATTGGAGGAGGTGCTATTACGGGAACATCTTTATCAGCGGGTGGTGGAGCAATTTCAACAACTGGAACAATTGGAGGAGGTGCTATTACGGGAACAAGTATTACAGCATCTACAGGCGATGTTGTAGCAACAAATGGAGCATTTAAAGGAAATATTGAGGTTTCACCCGCTCAAACGGCAGTAATTAAAAATGTAGAGTTTCATACCTATTCTCCCGTAGGCACAGGGTTCGCTTTGTATAATACAAATTACGCATCGGGAGCGAGTAATCCAGCACTTTATCAGGATTCTGGAGGAGGCACACAAATAGCATCTGCTACGAGAACCAATTTTAAAATAGGAACAGAAAGCAGTATTTCCTTGAGAACCGCAGGGGAGATTAGAACCGAAAATACCCCCACATCATCATTTGTCAGTATAAAATCAGACGGCACTATTGATGCTACTGGTTCGGTTGATGGTGGCGATTTTACTTCTTCAACGGGTAAATATATTTCATCAATAACCAATTTAGCAGTTGGTAATTTAGGAGCAATAAGTCAGACAGTGTCGGATATAGCGATTGGTAGTGAAACTACAGGAAACTCACAAGTAGGAAATCAAAATATAGCGATTGGAACGAGGAGTGGTATTTCACAAACCGCAGCGAACAATATAGCAATTGGAACAGACGCAGGTTTAATTCAATCTACTCAAAATGTTGCGATTGGAGTTAATGCGGGAAAGAACCAGACAGGGACACAATCGGTTGCGATTGGTTCATCTGCTGGATTAACTCTTCAGGCAAACGCTAATGTCGCAATTGGCGTTCAATCGGGACAAAGTCAGTCAGGCGATCAAAATGTCGCACTTGGTATAAACGCAGGAATATCTCAATCTACATTTAATGTCGCAATTGGAAGCGATAGTGTAGGTGAAGAACAAGGTGATTCGGCAATCGCAATCGGTCGGGCAGCGGGAAAAGGGACTGGTGTAGCGAGTCAAGGCAATTCGGCAATAGCAATCGGTAATAACTGTGCTACATCTACTCAAGGTGGTTCGGCAATCGCAATCGGTATTTTGGCGGGGGAGACAAATCAAGGTGGTGTAGGAATTGCGATTGGTGCTCAGGCAGGACTAATAAATCAAGGTGGTTCGGCGGTCGCCATAGGGCAAATCGCAGGAGCGACTAATCAAGGGACATTTACTGTCGCTATAGGTGATTTAACAGGACAGGCAAGTCAAAATCAATACGCAACCGCCGTAGGTTCTCTCGCAGGAAATGATACACAAGGTTCGGCAGCGACTGCGATTGGTAGGGAGGCGGGGCAAACTCGACAAGGACAGTATGGGACTGCCGTAGGCGTAGGAGCGGGATATAGCGATCAAGCAACTTACACTGTCGCCGTTGGAGTTAATGCGGGGCGAGTGACTCAAGGTATAGGTTCGGTATGTCTTGGTAATGGAGCGGGACAAAATACGGCGGGTGATTATTCTGTATTAATTGGCAGTGGAGCGGGTAATATCGCCACATCAAGCAATACAGTGGCGATAGGAGCGGGAGCAGGTGGTCTGGGGACAACAACCGACTGTGTTATTCTAAACGGTGCTGGTAGTAATTTCCCAGCATCTGGAACAACTGTGGCAGGGTTTTATATTCAACCTATGCGAGGTCTTCCTCTGGGTCTTGGTGTTGGTGTTATGAAATACGATACATCTACAAAAGAGGTTGTTTATTCAACAAACTAATTCATTATATAAAAATATTCTCTTATATATAATGAGTAGTTCAAGTGAGGAGGTCAGTTCAAAAACCCATTTAAGTTGGTATGACGATATTGAAAGTTTATTGAATGATATTCGCACCAATTCAATCATTTTAGAGAAAGTCCATCGTAAAAATTATTTCCATTACAAATCGTTTCTCAAATATTTCCGCATTCCAAGTATTGTATTTAATGGAATAAACAGTGTGCTTTCTGTATCGATGAGTAATTATGTTTCGCAAGACATTACGAGTGCGACTACTTGTTGTATTTCTCTCTTTATAGCAATCATCAGTAGTATAGAAATATATTTATCCATACAGACAAATATGGAAAACTCTTATACCGCATCAAAAGAACACTATAATTTAGCAATAGAGATATATAAGGTTTTACAAATGGAGAGAATACATCGCAATATCAACGGTAAAGGTTTCCTTGAGAGTTGCTTTAACAAATACCAGAAGTTGGTTGAAAATAGCAATTTGTCTAATACTAAAAATATAGATAAGTTAGTTCCATTACAAAATAGTTTCAGTTTAAGTTCATCATCAAGTGAAAACTCAAACGAGGAAGGAGTGATATTGTTAAAAACACCGACCTCTGTGGGCGGACATATGTTTGAAATGGGAGAAGAAGATTAATAAATATATACACCTATGTATATGCTTATTTCTATTGAAGAAGTTAATGATAAAAATAAGAGGTTTATAGCAACATTTAAAGACGGCACAACAACGAGGTTCGGGCAAATTGATGGGGACACTTTTTTAGACCATAATGATAATACCAAGAGAGAAAATTATGTTAAACGCCATATACGAGATTTAAGAACGAAAGACCCTAAACGGGCAGGGTTTCTTTCTATGTTTATTCTCTGGAATAAACCAACCCTTATAGAGAGTGTGAATGATTATATGGAACGATATAAAACAAATAAATGGGATATGCCGAGATAAACAACTATATTATATTTAGAGATAATTGGAGATAAATATAATCTGCTCTATATATATAACGATGCTTACCGATCAAGATATTAGAGAAATTGCCCCGAGAATGAAAGTCCCACTGGAACGCATCTGCTTTAAAGATGAACTCAAAGAACAACCTATAAAGTATAACAGAACCTATATAATTAACCTACAGAATGAATTGAGTGATAGTGGTGATAGAAATGACGGCACACACTGGGTTGCTTTACAAGTCCAAAAATGTAAGAACGGAACGATACGCCCTATGTATCTGGATTCATATGGTGTCGCACCGCCCACCCAAATTACCGATTTTGTAGGGCAATATGTCCCATATAACACTGCGGATTTACAAAGTCTGGTAGAAAGCGTATGCGGTTATTACTGTCTTGCTTGGTCGCATTACATAAATGCTTATGATGACAGAACCCGAGATATTTATACCGACACTGAGGATTTCATTTCTCACTTTGATGACCTTAATAAATCTATGGATTACAAGAAGAATGAGTTTGTTTTAAAACTATTTTTCCAGAGTGATAATCCAGAACTCAACAAAGACATTAATATTGGACTGGAAGGGGGCGACATCGACCGCATCACAGAAGGAAATAAAGATAGAATTGAAATCTCCCAACCCTTGTCTTTGAATATTTAATCGATTATATAAAAAATTGATTCATTTTTATCTAAAGTATTTAGGAGAACAAAACATTAGATAATTGCTAAAAATTAACTTTAATTATTCATTATAGTTAATTACAAGAACAATAGATTTAGATAATCATAAAAAATTGATTTTAATAATCAATTAAAATATAAGTATATAATATACCCAATATGACAGATTCAGTAATCAATCCTACCCCACTACCCATTATTTCCACAGAGGAAATGGTTTCCAATACGATGTATAACACTTACTGGGCAAGACAAAACAGCGATGTATATATGGCGATTAAAGAACAGTCAGAGGATATGGCGGACGAATATTTAAAAATTATTAAAAAAGAATACAAACCAACAAACAACTCATCAAGAACAGAAATATCAACAGGAAACACTCATTTATATATTGCCGAGATGGAAACACTCAGTATATATGTTGAAGATATATATAATAGGGTTGTTAAAGACTCATTATTCCAAAAAGTGAATAAAATGATGTCGCTTAAACTTACCAAAAAAAATGAGAATCGCCCTTCATTACACACAATATTACAGCACTATATACCCTCATATGTTTATAGAACTTTTGGAATTATGGGTGGGTTCAATATTACAAAAGGATTAACCCCAGAAATGTTCCAAGAAAACAGACATCGCATTTCACAAATACTTCATTCAGTTAGTGGTTCTTATCAGACCGATTCCTCCGCAATCTCATCGTCTTTATTAGTTTCAGGATTCATACCCCATAAAACGGCAATCATAGACCAGATTGACAACTATAAGAACGGAACAAAGAGAGGGGTATTAAAAGAGAGAATTATTGATGTATTTAAGGGACTCCCTCATTATGTAAGAGTTATGAGAAGAAACTTACCCGACGAAGCAATTAAAGGGATTCTTACCGATTTACCAGCAGATTTAGTTAGACATATCCAGTCATTTGTTCTAACCAAGGATTTAGGTAATGAAAAATGCCGAGATGATTATAGAAGACTAAAAAAAATCGAGTTAAATGTTCTAATGAAAACGGTGGCACTCCAAGGATTTAAACATAGTAGAGAGAAATGCCGAGATAGACTTGGGGTATTATTAAACGCATTCTATGAAATGTTCCCTACAAATGACGAGGCGATTAATATAAAAGTGGTGGAACAAAGAGGTAGAGCGTCAAACCATATTTCGACACTTGACACAATAGACGCACAAACACATTATTTTGTATGTAGAATGTTTAATGCTTTAGACGAGGTTTATCCTAATAAAATAGACCAACTACCCATCATAAGAAGACTTATTCATAATCTATGGAGGAGATTGGATATTCTCATAGACAGCAAAAAACACCGCAAGATTACGGCAGAGTGGGAAAACACAATCAAGGAGGAAATATACTTTAATCTGGAGAGGGCATTTTTAGGAACACACATTCCTATAATTTATACCGAGTTTGACTATAATTAACACAAAACCAAATATATAAAATATCATTATACACTATATATAAATGTCGGGAAAGGAGGCATTTAACGAAAAATACAACTTTAAAAAAAATACAACCCATAATAAAAACGAAATCAGCAAATTAACGGATATACCCGTTTTTTTGTTGGACGCTATTTATGATGAAAGTTTAGAGAAAAACAACGATAATTATGCGATGGCGATGGACGCAGTGTATCATTTCATTTTAGACCCAAAGTCGCACCCAGATGTTTTATTTCAAGTATTACAACACTGGAACATTAGTGGAGGTGCTATTGAAGAATCGGGAGAGTATCAACCACTTAAACCGTTTTTCGGTAGAGTTGGTAGTAAGATGCCTATTCGTCAGCAAGTATTAGATGCTATACCCTCTCATAAAACATATGTTGAACCATTTGTCGGTGGAGGTGCTATTTTCTGGGGAAAACCTCCCAGCGAAAAAGATGTTATAAATGACTTGGATTCTTTCCTCATAGAAGGGTATAGATTACTAAAAAAGACGAGTCCTAATCCCGATGATTACCCCTTTCCAAAAACACAAGCAGAAGGTGCTACTTTTGACGAGGCAATCCAAAATATACAGAGGTTCGTTAATACACCACATAAAACGATAGAGGGTAAATTACTCGCCATCTTATACCAGTTAAGCAATACATTCGGTTCCAAGGGGATAGGTAAGATTTACAAGGAATATTCACATAGAACCAAAATCAACAAGGTGGCGAGTTTTATCTCCCGTATTAAAAATACAGTCATTATGGAGGCGGACTATATTAAAGTCATTAAGAAATATGATAGTCCCACAACATTCTTTTTTTTAGACCCACCTTACGAAGAAAGCAAAGGGTTGTATAAAGATGCCATTATTGACTATGATGAGATGAACGAACTGCTTAAAAAAATAAAGGGTAAGTTCCTTCTTACGATCAACGACAGTCCGTCCGTCAAGAAAGTATTTAGCGATTTTAAAATAACGCCTATTATTGTAAAGGGTGGAGCACATAATTCAACCTCTCATATTGGTGCGGGGAGCAGAAAAGAATTGTTTATTACAAACTACTAATAATGATAATTAATAAAATTGATTATCATTCACTTAATCTATTTAGGAGATATTTTAATCGACTATATAAAATTGATACGAACTATTAATTATATTTAGGGAGAATAATACATTTATTTAGGCGATTATTAATTATTATATTAATTAGTAAAATTGATTTAAATAAAATCTCTTATAAGTATATACAAGAAGATGAAGTTTCTAACAAACTACACTGTTGATTTAAAAAACCTACCCAAATACGCCAAGTTTAACGGCATATTCAGGGAAGACTTAGACCGCAACCTTTTAGAGTTGTTATTGAAAAGTAATGATTACTCCCTCGAGACCAAAAAATATTTACAAACCGCCATTTTAGGCAAATTACGAAATGATGATACACACATTCACAACACACAATACCGTCAATCATACGGTATAGGACGCTTTTATGGTAATACAATCACTAATTTCCAAAAAAAAATTAAACATACAGTATTCAAACAACTCGATTGGTGCGACGCAGATATGGTAAAAGGACACCCTACACTCATTACCCAATTAGGAATAATCAACGACGATATTGATAAATACTCCACCATTAGTGAATATGTTAAAAATCCAAATAAACAATTTGATGAAATGACCGCTCATTACGGCACAGATTTATTAGAACACCAAAAGAAATGGTTATTCAATTCTATGATTTACGGCGGAGGGCATCAGGGATGGGTTGATGCCTTGACTGACCCCTCAGACAAAGATTTACAAAGGGGGTATATTGCCACACCATTACTAACACAAAAACCCCGCCCATTTGAAGTTCAATTTAAAAAAGAATGCGATATGTTAAAGGAAACCGTATATAATTCTAACCCAGCACTTGTCGAGTTATTGAAAGGCGAAAACAAAAATAAAAAGTATTTCAAGGAAAAGGAAATTAATACGGGAGATGATGACGATGAAAAAGATAAATCCAAACCAGAGGAAACAACCTCTATTCCTTTACATAAAATGAAAAACAAGGTAATCTCCTATTTCTTACAGATTTTGGAAAACGAATGCCTTTATCATTTATACGAATATCTCATAAAAGAAAGCATATTATTACCAAAACACTGCTCGTTAGAGAAAGACGGCATTTGTTTCCCACCTAATAAACAGTTTGATAAAGATGACCTCGCCGACGGTGCGAATAAATATACTTACAAAAAAACTGGATTCCATATCAAGTGGAAAATTAAACCATATGAAGCAGAGAATATTGATACACAACTCATCGACATTAGAAACACATACTGCCCAGATAAGACCGAGAACTCATCACTTTCATTTAATGACGACGATGAGAAATACGAGGCGATGAAGAAGGAGTTTGAATTAACCCATTTCAAGGTAAAAGACAACGACCAGTATATAATCCAAGACCTCGACGGTAGAAATGTAAAGTTTGATAAGGAGCGAGTTATTGTAGCATCTAACAGACACCTTTGTTATGGATATGCGACAAAAAACACAGATATGGGTAAAATTATTGATAAAAGTAATCCATTATCATTTATTGACCGCTGGATACGAGATGAAAATATCCTTATTTATGACGGCATAGGGTTTTATCCACCACCTACACCTATACCCCACAACCATTTCAATCTTTGGACTCCTTTTCCATACCAAGATTTACAAGACGAATATGAAAAAGATGAAGAGGGATTACGCCTTGTTCTCGGTTTTATAAAAATTGTTTGTAATAACGACACAGAAGTATATGACTTTCTTATAAAATGGTTGGCACACTTATTACAGTTTCCCGCCCAGAAAACGGGACATTTCCCCATTCTAATAGCGGACGAAGGCATAGGAAAGGGCACTTTAATGGCGATTATATCGAGAATGGTGGGGGAGGATAAGTATTTTGAAGCGACCAACCCAGAAGAAACAGTATGGGGTAATTTCAACCCGCTTATGTTAAACGCTTATTTTGTATATATCAACGAGTTCGGTAAGAAAAACCAAGTAGAAGCGGACGGTAGAATCAAGGGACTACTCACAGATAAAGCACTTTCCATAAACTGTAAAGGCAAAGACCCTTTTAAGATTGTTTCATATCATCGGTTCTTTGGTTCAACCAATAATGAAGACCCCACTACTGTAAAAGATGGAAACCGCCGTAAATGGATTATCCGATCAAGTGATGAACTGAAAGGCAACAAGTTTGCGTTTAATAAGATGTATGAATTATTAGACAATCCTATCACTATGAGAACATTATTTGATTATCTTATGACGATTAAATGCGACGATTTAATGGGACAAGACCCACCAAAAACAGAATACCAGAAGATTATGGAGGACAGCAACGAGCATATTATTCAACGATTTATAAAATGGGGTGTTGGTGATATTAAGTATCATAATGGCGATATTGATAAGCAAACTGAAGAAACAACCATTATAGAATACAAAGCAAATCACCTATACGACAAGTTCAAGCGGTTTAAAACATTCGAGCATATCCATAATTACGAAACAAGTTGTCCCGCATTAATAAAAAAAATACTCTTATACAAATCATATTTACCAAAGGAACTTATTACATCTAAAAAGGGAAATCGAGGAAATACCACCATCTTAAACTGGACGGCAATAGCGGAACACTTTAAACTAAAAGATGATGATGATGAGGACGATGCGGAGGCAACCACAGATGAAGAAGCATAAATCATTTACAATCTATAATTATATTGATTTTTTAATATAAGTATATAATCAGCGGATGCGGAGTATAAATAGTGGAGGCAGTGGAGGCAGTGGAGGCAGATATGGCATTTGAATCTATGTATAGGAAATGAAAATGGTTTTGTAAAATGAAACTGTATTTTTATATTTCGTATAGAAATCCCATATCTGCCTCCACTGCCTCCACTGCCTCCACTCCTTTCTCTTTATTACTCTATTTATTAAGAAAAGTAGTAAAAAGAAGGTAAAATAAGGAAATAAGGATAGATATACCCCTTTTTTATAGAGAAAAGCGGAAAAAAACGCTATATTCTTGCGTATGCGGGGTAGAAATAGTGGAGGCAGATTTATGCCCTGCCTCCACTTGCCTCCACTTTTCCATCTGCCTCCACTTTTTCATTCAAGATAATCATTTAGCATAAACTATTTAAAGAAATAGACTTAAAAAAAATATCAGTATATATATATAAGTATATTATGACAATTACAGAAGCACAAAAGAAAGCAACCGCTAATTATAGAGCGAAGAATAAAGACCGCATTTCGCAGTTGAATAAGAAACATTTTAAGACTTGGTGGGACAAACCAGAAAACAAAGAGAAACAAAGGGTTCGTTCCCAAATATCAAGTAAGAAGAAACAATTGAAACGAGAGTATGGTGATGAAATAGAGAATATGATAGTGAGCGAAGATAAACAACATATACTGATTGCTTTTAAGAATGAGAACACCTTATATAAAGACGCATTTGACCCATTATATCCACCTAACGAAGACTACGACTTTGATAAGATAAAGATAGGCGAGTTAATCCCCAAAGATTTAGAGATAATAGAATTATAATGTAAAACAATTAAAAATAATATCTTGCTTAATTATATAGAATGAAGTTCGGTATTACTGATTTTAATGAGGTCGCAAACGTCGATAGACTACGAGTGATAATAATGAGCGAGATGGAATACCACCCCTTGAGAGGTTTTAAATCTTTGCCTCCCAAGAAGAAGAAGCAGTTTAATATTTTACTGAACGATTACATTAGCAAACTACCAGAAGAAAACTGGGATAAGAAACTACAAGAGGATTTTAATGAAGTCTGTGTTGCCGAGATATTTGACGACGATTTTGATGCTTCCAAGATCGGTGTATGTAGAGGAACATATCCTGAAGAAGAAGCAAAGGCAGAAGAAGAAAATGAAACAATCTATGCCGAACTATTAAACGCCGAAAAGAGAGCGGATTTAGACAAACCAGTTGAGGAATTGGAAAATGAAACTGTGAAGATGTAAATGTTTAGAAATATATAAAACAAACCCCTAATTTATTATATACTGTAATACTATATATAATGAGTATTCCATCTGGAAACAAACCGTCAGACCAATCCAAGTATAGGGAAACCTATATGAACGAACTGAAACTACAAGAGAGCAATTTACAAGCGACAAGGGATGCTAAAAAGATGTTGGCAGAAACTGGAGCACCACCGCAACAAAGAGATGATACAAGAACCGTTGAAGAAAAACGCAGAGATGTAGGAAGACTTCGGGTAGAAGTTTTAGGCGAAGTAAGGAGTATTACCGACGGCAAGAACGCCCAGATTATTGTAAGCGATTTAAAACCCGATGAACTATTTTTCGTAATGAATAACATACCAGTTATTTTGCCCGACATCCGCAGTAAGTTTAAGCAAGGAGTTCCAGCACTCGCATTTTTAACATATGTTAGAGCATTAATGAAACAAGCAAGTGAATCAAGTGGTATTGCTTACGGACTACAAAGTGGTGGAGCAAGAAATTATATAATGTCAAACGCAGTCATATCCCAAAAATTAGCGTCCAAGTCATCACTCGACCAACTGGAGGCGTCAATCAATCAACTCCCA